TCGTAATAAGCACCGACTTAAGACTAATTGAAGATGGCACAAAAGCGTCTGTGCCTTTTCCAAAATTTTTAGGTACACTATTCATTAATTAGATTTTTATATTCATCAACAAAACTATCAATCAAACTAGGCTGAATAACTCTAATTAGAGAATGTTCATCATCTTCATTTTGATGGTATTTCGCATAAGAAGTAAAATCAGTTGTTCGAATGATGTCGCCAGATGTTGAGTCAAAAACGTTATAGCTATAAGGTGCGTTTTCTGCATTAGCAAAACCATCTAAAGCAAATAAGTTATTACCTGCAAATACTTCAGGCGAAGGGTCATAACCAGTAATAGCAAATGCTTCTTGCTCTACATTATTTAAGATAGAATAATTACCAACAAGCCAAATTTGTTGACGTGTCTCATCAATCTTATGAATCTTTATACCAGAATCAGAACCAAGTGTAATTGTTTCTGTTAATGGCGATGTCATTCCGCAAATCTCACGAAGAGTTTCAGCAGATACTGTTAAAACAGAATAAGGACTATATGTATCTTTAATAAACTCTTCTAAGTGTTGTTGACCTTTTGGCCATGCATCAATGCCAGCCTTTAAGAAATCGTTTGCAATAAAAAATGTCCAGTAATAATCAGAAGAACCATATAGTCTTTGAGACATCTGATCTGGCCTTTCACCTGATTCAACTCTTTCAAGTGTGTAATTAACATAGCCATCTATAAGCTTTTCATTTACATCAACATTACGAAAGATATCAGTGATTTCGCTCAAATCACCATCAAGTTTGAGGTCGTATAAAGCGCTAGGAAATTGTGTAAAAAAGCTCATTAATTATTCCTCCTGTTTCTAGCGCTTCTTCGGCCTGGGTCACTTCTTGAACTGAAATTACCATTTATTGGCGGTGGAGTCGGGCCACCATCATCTGGGTTGTTAAAGTTGTCTTCTTGGTTTAGGTCATTCTCTAAATCATCAATATCATTTCGTGTAAGTGCTCGTGTTTCTTGAAAAGTAACAGACAAGTCAATTTCTACCGGTGCAGCATTATTAAAGAAAATATTTGCATTAGGATTATAGTTTGTTTCAACCGTAGTAAGATAGCATTCAAAAAGCTTTGGCATAAATTCATTTTCAGTCAATCCGCCTGCTGTAGTTTTTAAAAACTTAATTTGCCACTTACATGGATAGGATAATAGTAATGTAGCTGGGTCTGCTTCACCCGCTTGATCAGCAGTATGTCCTGCGTATGACAAACCTTTGAATCTTCGAATTATTCTTTTTATTGTATTAGTTTCTAGTTCTGATTCTGGCACAAATTTATATGAAAAGTTAAATGAGCGAATACCATTTCCAGAAAATGTAGTATTTGTATTAGGATTTATTATTGTACCTATTGTTTTAAATCCTTGTTCAGCAGTAAAGCCAGGAGTTATTGCTGCTACTCCTTTCTTGGTCGCGCCGATCCCTAATGTTTTGAGTATTTGGCCCCTCATTTTTTCAGCACCGAATACACCAAAATCCGTTGTGTTAAAGTTTGCTTGATCACTTACGCTTAAACCAGTTGGTGCAGGAAGATAAATAACATAGCTGCTTTGCGGTGATTTATTAGACGAACCGCTATCTAGTTGGCCTGCAAACATTGCAACAGAGTGTGATGATCCATCTTTTAGTGCATTAAGCTTTTCAGGAAATGTTAAATCAGCAGTATCGTCTTTAGTTTTACTCATATAAGTATTTATAAGAATGGCATACAAAGGAAAATACAAAGTAAAAAACACCAGTAAATATAATGGCGACCATACAAAATGTATATTTCGTTCTTTATGGGAACGTCAAGTATTTAAATGGTGTGATGAAAACGCTGACATTTTAAAATGGTCGAGTGAAGAAGTAATTGTTCCGTATCGTTGTAAGACTGATAATCGTTTACATCGATATTTTCCAGATTTACGTTTGACAATGAGCAATGGTAATGAGTATTTAATTGAGATTAAACCCAAGAAAGAGACAAAGGAGCCTAAGAGGCCTACTCGTAAGTCACAGAAGTACCTTCGTGAGGTAATGACGTACATAAAGAATCAATCTAAGTGGGAAGCAGCAAATGAGTATTGCTTAGATAAAGGTTGGACATTTCAAGTATGGACCGAAGATACTATTAAAGGATTAGGAATTAAGTTGCTAACTTGATATAAATAGTTAAATGGCACTATCTTATTTTGAAAAATTAGAAACAGACGCGTTTCGTTCTGGCGTTCAACCAAGAACTAGAGAGTCATTGCAATGGTTTAAGAAAAGATTAAAAAGTGTAACAAGAGTTCAGAATAATCAAATATTAAAAGACCCTTTACTTAATCGAGTAGCGAAACCTTTGATGGGTCGAATGTATATGTATTTTTATGACCCAAAGACAAAAGAAACTCTACCATATTACGATCGCTTTCCATTAATCATTATGGTTAAAAAAGAAAAGGGTGGATTCACAGGTTTGAATTTACATTATTTACCTCCCGTTCTAAGAGCAAGATTTTTCGATAGATTAACAGAATTTACAAATAACAAAAAATATGACGAGAGTACAAGGTTTCGATTAACGTATAATTTTTTAAGAAATTCATCAAAATTAGAACTTTTTAAACCTTGTTTTAAAAGATATCTTACAAGTCAAGTAACAACAAGAATAACAGAAGTGCCAGCTACCGAATGGGAGGTTGCACTTTTTCTTCCAACTGATAAGTTTGTTAAGAACTCAAGAACTACAGTTTGGAAAAAATCAAGAGCAATGATATAAGATGCCAAAACATATCGATAATTTACAAGCAGCAATTAACAGACGGAAAGGGTTTGCTCACCCAAATAGATTTAGTCTTACGTTTCCTATTCTTCGACAAGTAGTAGATAGCGAACAAGCAAGAGATATTGAATTTTTTTGTGAAAGTACATCTATACCAGGTAGACAAATTTTAACAAACGATTATGGACCAACAAGACAGACAGAAAAAAGACCAAATGGATACTCAAATGAAGATGTAAATTTTGTTTTCAATCTGACAAACGATTATTTTATAAGAGACGTATTTAATAGATGGACAAATGCAATTGTTAATAGAGACACATACGAAGTTGGATATAAAAGTGATTATGCTTTTGATATTTTTGTTCATCAATTAGATGAAGAAGATACAAAAATATATACGGTCGCATTAAGAGATGCTTTTCCAGTAACAGTTCAAAACATAGATTTAAATAATACAACTACAGACTCTGTACAGAAATTAAATGTAACGATGGCTTATAGAGATTTTGAAGAATTGAAAGGTGAGCCAATAGGAATAGTGCCGGCACCAATTGCGGACCCAACACCAGCTGGTATTACGCGCAATGGGAACTTTAAAAGAAATTTATCTAGACCACCAAAAGATTACTTAGACCCGACTTTACCAGATCAAGCAGCATTTAAACAAAATAGACAACCAAGTGGTGGTCCATTACCGAATAAAGCTGATGTTATACAGAAAAGACGTAAAATACCTACTATCATTCCTTTCTTACCACCTAAAATAAATCAGATAAATAGAATAGCGAGAATATTTGGAGTCACTGCCACACAGCCTGGGAGCGCCCAATAAACTTTAAATTATTAAAATATTATGCCATTACCAAAATTAGAATCAACTAAATATACAACTCAAATACCTTCTACAAAAGAAGAAATTGAGTTTCGCCCTTTCCTTGTAAAAGAGGAAAAGATACTTATGATTGCACAAGAATCTGAAGATGAAAAACAGATTATGTCTGCGATGAAAGAAATTGTATCAGCCTGTACCTTTGGAGAGGTTAATGCTGATGAATGCACACTTTATGATATTGAATACTTATTTCTCCAGTTGAGAATGAAAAGTATCGGTGAGACAGCCACTATAAATTTAAAATGTGATAAATGTGGAAAATATACACCAGTAGAAATCGATTTAAACGAAGTCAAAGTTGTATTTCCAGTAAATGATTTAACAAACACGATCGCTTTAACAGAAGATATAGGTATTACACTAAAGCCATTAACACTTAAAGCCGCTGCAAAAGTTGCAGGCAAAAGTGAAGAGGTCTTTAACCAAGCGATTATTCAGTCAATCGATTCCGTTTATGACGCTGATAATGTTTATAGCTCATCTGATGTAACTGAAAAAGAGCTCCTTGAATTTATTGATTCAATGTCACATTCACAATTACAAGAAGTTCAAAAATACCTAAACGATCAACCAGTATTAAAACACACAGTCAAGTTCACATGCAAACATGATGGACACGAAAACGAGATAGAACTGAAAGGAATTGCATCTTTTTTCTAATAGGCCTTTCTCACGATTCGCTGTTAAATCATTATCATACAAATTTTGCAATGGCCCAACATCATAATTACAGTTTAACAGAATTAGATAATATGCTACCATGGGAAAGGCAAATTTACGTTTCATTATTACAACAACACATTAAAGAAGAAAACGAAAGAATATCAAAACAGAATCAATCTAAAAGAACATACGCGTGAGTGAACCAGTAACCAGTGAAGATTTTCAACTCTTAATTCAAGAGTTGAAAAACACAAATAAAAAGCTAGATCA